GGATTGGTGTATGGGTTTATTCTCTCGCTTTAGCAGACCATCAGTTATTGAAGCGCAGTATGCACCACCGGTAATGGCCGATACTTACCAATACCAAATCCCTTACAATTTATTATCTATTGACCGAATCTCTGCAATGTCAATCCCAGCTGTTAATCGTTGCCGCAATTTAATTTGCAACACAATCGCAGCAATGGAACTTGGTTTGGAATTAAAGCGAACCGATGAGGATTTGCCTAAATTGCCCTGGATGGATCAACCATCTCTTAATCAACCTTATGCAGTAACAATGGCATACACGGTTGATTCACTTATATTCTTTGGCGTTGCTTATTGGGAAATTACAGAAGTTTATGCAGACAATGGTTATCCTGCTCGTTTTAACTGGGTTGCAAACTCTCGCGTAACTCCTAAATACAATAAAGCAAACACGCTAATAGAAAGTTATTCAGTAGATGGAACTGTTAGACCAATGTCTGGTGCAGGTTCTCTTGTAACTTTCCAAAGCATGACTGATGGACTTTTGCAAGTAGGCGCACGCACTTTAACTGCAGCACTTGATTTAGATAAAGCAGCCAGCGTAGCCGCAGCAACCCCAATGCCTTCCGGCGTTCTTAAGAATACTGGCGCAGACTTAGGCGAGAACGAAGTTCAAGGTTTATTAGCCGCATGGCGCAATGCTCGCAATAATCGTTCAACTGCTTACCTAACAAGCACACTAGAATTCCAACCAGCATCATTTTCACCTAAAGACATGATGCTAAACGAAGCCAAGCAATACATGGCAACTGAAATTGCTCGTTTGATGAATGTTCCTGCATATTACATATCCGCAGATCAGAATAATTCTATGACTTATGCAAACGTGCAAGATGAACGCCGCCAGTTTGTATCTTTAACTTTACAGCCGTTTATCTCAGCAATAGAAGCGCGTTTGTCGATGAATGACATTACGCCTTCAACTCAATACATTTCTTTCGATTTAGATTCTGGGTTTTTACGTGCTAACCCACTAGAACGCTTGGCAGTAATTGAAAAAATGTTAACACTTGGACTTATTACAGTTCAAGATGCAATGGCAATGGAAAACCTTTCACCGAATGGGAGCGCAAGTGCAATTAACGTTCAGTAGCGATATTGAGTGCGATCAAGGCCGCAGACTAATCTCCGGCAAGATTGTGCCTTACGATGGCGAAATTGGCCAGACATCAGTAGGAAAAGTTGTTTTTGAACAAGGTTCAATACAACTACCAGAACCCGGCAAATCAAAACTATTATTAGAACACGATGCCAAGAAGCCGATCGGCAAAGCCGTATCTTTCAATGAAACACCTAATGGCGTTTACGCATCATTCAAAGTCTCCAACACTAGCCGCGGAACAGACTCACTAATCGAAGCATCAGACGGCCTTCGTTCAGGGCTTAGTGTTGGAGTCGAAGTTTTAGCATCAGAGCCACGCGGCGGCGTTCTCTATGTCCAATCAGCAAGACTGTTTGAAACAAGTCTTGTGCAAGCAGCTGCGTTCGATTCAGCAGCAGTAACTAGCGTTGCAGCATCAGCGGCGGAAACCGTAGATGAAGCACTAACCGAAATAACCCAACCAGAAAGTGAGGCCATCTTGGATACTCCAGATGCCGTAACACCTGAGGCTGTTGTAGAAACCCCTGCGGTTGAAGCCTCACGCCCAACAGTAACAGCAGCATTTTATGCTGAACCACGTCTTGAGTTCACAAAGGAAAAATACCTTGAGAACACAGTTCGTGCGCAATTTGGCGATGACGATGCAAAGGCATACATTCGTGCAGCAGCGGCATCAACATCAAACAACGCTGGTCTTGTTCCAACACGTCAGCTAACAGAAGTTATCAACCCACTTGCTAACGCAGATCGCCCATTTATTGACGCAATTTCACGTGGAGTTCTACCAGATGCAGGAATGACTTTCCAAATTCCTAAAATCTCACAAGTTCCAACAGTTGCTGTAACAGCAGAAGCAGGAACACCATCAGACACAGCCCTTACTGATTCTTACCTATCAGTATCAGTTCAGAAGTTTGCTGGACAACAAACATTCTCAGTTGAAATCCTAGATCGTTCAAGCCCAGCGTTCTTTGCTGAACTTGTAAAGAACATGGAATATGCATATGCAAAGGCAACAGATGCTCGCGTTGCAACAGTAGTTCTAGCAGCAGCGACAGACGGTGGAAACCGCACAATGTCAGCACAGAACTTACTGTCATTCATTACTGATTCAGCAGTATCTATTTACTCAAATACACTTGGTTTCGCACAAAACATCATCGTGTCTCCAGCACAATGGGGCGCAATCATGGGTCTTTACGACACAACAAACCGCGCAATTTACACAGCCGTTAACCCAGTTAACGCTGGCGGCAACGCATCACCACTAAGCCTAAAGGGCAACATCAACGGCTACAACCTATACGTTGATCGCAACCTTTCAGGCACAGGCGATGATTCAATCGTTGTTGTAAACCCAGAGTCATACACATGGTATGAATCACCACAATTCAAACTAGAAGCAGCAGTTATTGCTTCCGGTCAAGTAAACGTTGCTTACTACGGTTACGGCGCAATCGCAACTAAGGTTGCAGCAGGCGCATACAAGTGGATGGTTGCATAACCCACACTTAGCAATAGTGTTGAAGGGGCTTTGTAGCCCTTAGCCCCTTCAATTTTAATTAGAGAGGAAATCATGGCAGCCACATACGTAACTAATGCAGAACTGCGCACAGTTCTAGGTATTGGCACTCTCTATGCAGATTCAGTAGTCGAGGAAGTCTGCCAAGCGGCTGAGAACATCATCAAAAGCCATTTATGGTTTAACAACTATTACGCAGCTGCCCGAAGCCTGACAAGCAATGTAGCCACACTTTATTTTCAACAACCTCATGGCATGTATGTAGGCCAGAGCGTTGTGATTACAAATGCCGGATCACCATTTAACGGCACAAAGACAATTACTGAAGTTGATGGAGCAACACAAGTCTCAGCCCTAAATTACCAAAACTATTCTTTAACTGCCTACAACTATTCAATTAGTTATGCAGCAACAGGTTCAGATCAAGTTAAGAACCCAATACAACCGTTTGCAACCGTAGCCGCTGGAACTAATATAGACTTTGCAACAATTCCGGAGATTAGAGAAGCAGCCACCTTAATTGCCGTGGACATCTACCAATCAAGACAACTTTCAAATGCTGGTGGCGTATCACCAGATGGCTTTACACCTTCACCTTATCGTATGGGCAATACACTACTTGCTAGAGTTCGTGGTTTGATTGCGAATTATCTAAATCCTAATGGGCTAGTCGGATGACAGTTGCCGTCACAACTCTCCGTTCTACCATAGCGCAGGCTTTAGATAATCCAACGGTATGGCAGGTATTTTCCTTTCCACCTGCCAGTCCGTTGGCCAACAGCGTAGTTGTAGAACCTGATGATCCATACATTACGCCTAGCAATAATCAACATATAACTATTGCACCTTTGGCAAACTTTAGACTTAAACTTTATTTACCTTTATTAGACAATCAAGGCTCACTAGAAAATATAGAAACATTTGCTGTTGCGGTGTTTAATAAACTAGCTGACTCATCGCTAAACTATAATATTGGCTCTGTGTCTGGGGTATCTGTTGATACAACTGCTGGAGACCTTCTCACGGCGGAAATACGCCTGAGTATCTTAACGAGTTGGAGTTAATATGACCAATAATCTAACACCTGAGGATTTGGCTTTTCTTAAAAAGATTGGTCAAATCGAATCCACCCCAAAGGCACCAGCCAAGAAAGACGAGGAATAAACAATGGCAATTTTCTTAAACAACAAAGTTGGTTTTAAGATTGCAACTGTTGATCTATCAGATCACGTAACTGCATTTTCTTTAGCAAGACAAGCAGACCAACTAGAAGTTACTGCTATGGGAGACACAGCCCACAAGTTCGTTACCGGACTTTCAGCTGACACCATCACAGTATCATTCTTGAACGACACAGCAGCATCATCAGTTCTTGCAACCCTACAAGCTGCATACGGCACAACCGTAGCCTTCTCAGCAATTCAAGACAAGGTTGCAGCAGTATCAGCAACAAACAAACTTTACACAGGAACAATCCTTGTTGATAACTTGACAGACATTAACGGCGCAGTAGCAGACGAAGCAACATTTGATATAACCTTTACTTGCAACAGCACAACTGCTTTAGCAAGCACAGGAACATTCTAAACAACTAACAGAAAAGGG